AAATAGAACCTAAAAGGTTGGACACAATCAATTCCATGTAAATTTTGGTTAGGCTTACAAAATGTAAGGAATGATTAATTCGATTTCGTTATCCAGAACAACACTGGTAAATCCCTGATGTCCAAAACAAGAATACACCTGTGGACATATAATTATATGTGGTGTCTTTAAGTTATTTTTCTAAAATAATTTAAGGGTGCGGTTTTAAATCTTCAAGGGTGTAAATACTTTTATTCATAATAGTTTAAAGTTCATCCATATTAAAGGACATTACATTCTTCATATCTTCCTCTTCAAAGCAAAACATATTATTACTAATATCACCATCCATAAAATCAATCATATCGTCCTTACCTTCTTCATCTCCACCTTTCAATAAATTAAAATCATTTAATTTTTTAAGTCTATATACATCTTCATCACTATACACTTCCAACAAATCACACTTGTTTTTCTTCTTTGAAGATACATTGTCTACAACCTCCCAATCACGAATACCCACTAATAAAACAGAATCTAATGAAATCATATTGCTTTTCTTGTTTCTTCCACGAAACTTATTACGTATAATACAAAGTCTCTCTTTACCATCATTACAACGAACTCCACACATACCATTACCATACATTTTTGTAACAATTGCATACATCTCATTCTTCTCACTCTCATTCGCATATCGTGTCCTTCGTTCACTTTCATCCTCCTTCAATAACTTTCTAGCCATCTTCTTATGCTTACTTCCACCTTTTGTATTCTTTACCATTATGCTTTCTTCTAATTATAATATAGTACTAACAATTTTTTAACTGCTTCAATTTTATTTTATTTATATATTATATAATGCATAAAACTAGGAGAAACAAACAAAAACGTTCAGCTAATAAAACAAGAAAAGCAAAAGATTTTTCCTATAAAAATAAAGCAAGTTCAAGAATGATAAAAAGCGAACTTCATAAAATAATTAAATACTCCGATAAATTATATCATTGTATACACGACAATGATAAATTACCAGGATGGGTCCAAAAAAAAATATTCAATTCAAGCAAAAACCTTTCAGACATCTATCATTATCTCGATTACAAAATGATGGAAAAATAAAACAACTATTAATTACTTTACACTTACCATATTTTGAACAATAAACTTATTTTAGCTACTTTCTTCTTAACATATACATCATTTCTATTATAAAGACCCTTAAATATATTTTTCGTTTGGAATATTTCTTATCAGATTTGAAATATTCGTATTTCATTATGTATAAAATTGAAACGCTTCTCCAAGAAAATATGTTCCCAAACACCAACAAAAACTAACTCTATAAATGATGNCTCAATCTAAAGGATTAAGTAAGAGAATAATAGACCTAGCTAAAAGTGGTAGGAAATTAAATGATGATAGTTCTTTGTCAGAAAAAACACTAACAAAAGCATTGCACGAATTAATACCTTATATCGAAGCAAAATGTAAATCTATTGGAGGTACACTAAAACATCATAATTCAATGAGTCTCTTTCAATGTCAAGAATACTTTCATACACACGGAGGACCTTTACCGAATGAAGATAATAAAAAAGTTTATATGAAACCTGATGGTGGTATATTTATCATGACACTAAAGGGAAAAGGTGAAATACCACTTCTTATTATTGAAGATAAGGTTCAGGGAACAAATGATACTCGTTATCAAGAAAAGAAAAATAAGCAATCAACAGGAAATGCTATTGAACGAGCTGGTAAAAATATGAGAGGTGCTGAAATGATATTTGCAGGACAAAAAATATATCCATATGTTATCTTTGCATCTGGTTGTGATTTCCACCACACTGAAACAATTGCAAAAAGAATTGAAATGATGAATTATGGATTTCCTAATCATTATATCCCTTTATTGCCATCTACTTCACAAACAGAAGTGGATGAAAAAATAAATACAATTCTTCCAACCATAAATATAAACAAAATAAACGGAAAATGTATTGCATCTGTATTTATAAAATCACATAAATGGGATGAAATGAAACACGGATCTTCTTTATGGAAAAAAGAAGAAATAGTAGTTATATGTAAGAAAGTTATTGACAAAGTATTCGAGACTATTATACCTTCTTTGATACAAGATACATAATTTCAACTACTTTATTGCTTCTATTTTTCAGGTTTCTAGAACCTTTGAATGTATCATATTTTACCTCATATTTTTTTACATTATATGGTTCAAATAATATTTTCCAATCATCATCTCTAATAATCCCTTCATTGTTATACGAAATAATTAAATATTTTGATTTTTCAAGTCCAGTATTTATAAGATGTTTCATAGAAGAAACAGCAGTTTTATGCTTATTATAAGTCGATTTATTCCAATCTGTAGGGATACCCGATACTTTAGATATTTCCACAGGTTCTTCGTTTTTAGCAATAACATTCAACATAAAGTAATTACTTCCATAAGGATGTTGATTATAAGGAGGATCCAAATACATTACATCAATATCATTCGGCAATTCACTTACCAAACTATTTATATCTTTATTTGAAGGATATGCCGTAAATGTTGTATTGCTCCAAATTGGAATATCTAATTGTATCGGTTTAGTAATTCTTGAAAGGGCAAATTGTCCCTTGCCTCCAAAACAACCAATATTTCCCTTCTTGTAAAATCCTTTGAAAACTCCAGCAGTATTGGTATTTATACTTGCTTTATTTAAAAGAGGAACAAGGCAATAATTTTTTATATCATATTCTACTTTTTCTTCAATATATTTTCGTAGAGTATCTATGATTAATGCATTTTCTCGTGTGTAAAAACATCTCTCACCTTCTTTTATATTTTTTGTATCTTTTGGAGCATATAGTTTTGAAATAATTCCTTCAATAAATGGACCTGTTTTACTAATGTTATTCATTACATTTATATGTCTTTCTATCCTTCTTTTTTGTTCCTCAGTTGGTGAAACAAGATAACAATACGCCATCAAGTAAGCATAATATTCCAAATCATTTGCATATATCGTATTAGCAGTATAACTCAATTCTCTTGAAACTACTGAAGAACCAGCAAAACCATCTACAATATTTAGTTTATCTTTATTCATCAATATTTTTACTTCTTCAACAATTTGTCTAATATTTTTAACAAGTTTTCTTTTGTTTCCAATACAAGTAAGCATCGTTTGATATACATAATCATTTGATGATGGAACCATAACCTTCTTTTTATTCTCTTCTTCCTTAGCAGGTAATACTATAATATCATTTTTCTCTTCAGCATCTGTTAATAGTTTAGCGATGTATGCCTTCTTTTTACCACTATACCCCTTTATTTTTCTCTCTTTACATAGAGCAATAAGTTCCTTACGAGTTTTCGTGGAGTAATCCATTTGAATATATTATTCTTATAAGTGATATTATTTAATTCAATTTTATATTTACTAATATTTATATTTTTAAATGAATTCACTACTCACATATTTATATTTTCACTATCATTACACTTTAATTTATGTTTACTTCTATGTAAATGAAAAAATAAGCGTTTTAATTTCAAAAGTGTAATAAATATATTTATACATAATTAATATATAATGTTACCAAATAAAAAAAAGATTTCAACTGGTGGTTACTCTCTCATATTTCATCCTGCAATTGATAGAGAAGGGAAAGAAATTGATGATTTAAATTATGTATCCAAAATTCAAGTTCCTTCCATAAGTTCGGAAAATGAAATTATAATTTCTAAAAAAATAAGAACTATTAAAAACTACAATTATCATTTCAGTCCCGTTATCTCTCATACAACTATCTCTCTCTCTACTATCCATACAATTATTCAAAATAATCATCACGATGATGACGAATTTAAAAATATTCAAAAAATATTATGTGGAGAAAACGATATTCCTTGCGATGAATGTATTCATATGATGATACCTTATGTAGGACATAATGAATATCACGAACACATATCTAAAATTCTATATGCACTATTTCTAATTCATAATCACAGAGAATGTAAACAAACAGATTCAAAGAATTGGTTTTATGATAGATATATTCAATACGGCATAGAACAACTCTATGATAAAAACTCCATCACTGAAGAGTTTATGATTTCACATCCTTTAAAAGAATTGACAAACGATTTTATTATTTTACTCATGGATGGTTTCTGCCACCTTGTTGACTCTATCTCCATTCTATTAGAAAACAATATTGTTCATAATGACATCAAAGACCAAAATATTCTATATGACCAAGATAAATGTGAACCCATACTTATTGATTTTGGACTCTCTCTAACATTGGAAAATATAAAAGATATAAATAGTTACAAGGACTTTTTTTTTGTATATAAACCATCTTATACTATATGGAACCCTGATATTCATTTCATCAATTTCTTAATTCATCAAAATGAACAACCCACTCTACAAGATATTGAAGATTTTGTGTTTACTTATATCGAACACGCAAAAAAATATATCACTCCATACTTTACAATCGAACAAATTCAAACCTATACAAACAATCTTGTCGAATACTATTCATCTTTTTATACAGAAAATAAACAACCTTTTGTATCTCATCTATTTCATTTTTGTAATAAAAAAGATGTAAAAATAAAATGTGATATTGATAAAAATATTATTATTCAACGTATTATACAGAATTATAAAAAATGGGACTTATATAGTTTGTGTATTTGTTATATTTCTATTTTTACCACTATACATAAAAACACTTCTGAATACGTGAAACACTATCAAAGTAAATTTGATTTTTCTCTCTCTACTACAAATCTATTCACACTCTATAAAACACCTTTCTATAAAAATATTAATAATCTTTTCTTTGATATTCTTCAACCCAAGTATCAAATCAATAATTATAAAAAAGAATTTATAATCATAAATTCTAAAATTCAAGAATATATTTGTCAAGGTTTATAAAACCAAAAACTACTAGTCCGTAATATACTTTGTTCTTATCATATAATATCTATTCTTGTATGTTTTCTTTATTTTATCTCTTATCTCTGCATCATCTAGATCATACTTGTTCTGTATAATATCTATCTCATTATTAATATGACGCCTAATAATGGGATCATTATAAAATTTCTCATAATCTTTAGAAGGCTTGTAAGAATCGTTATTTATACATTGTTTAATAAAGTAATCCATCATGACACGTATTTTTGTTGTAAGTGGAATGTATTTCTTACGAGCTACATTCTCCAATAAATGCTCTCTTCCATTTCCACGAAATTGTTTCATGTAATAATAGCGAATACTCTTATACATCTTTTCTTCTATATTTCCTTGATATCCTAATTCTTGATGACGTTTTTGTTCTCTCTTGATTGTTTCCACATATTCTTCTTTCCATTCCTGCCACGCTTCTTTTAAATCATCCCTCTCATCATAACAATGAATACGTGCAAACTCTTTCATTTTACTTATCGTGTTTTCCATGAATTTATAACGGAAAATCTTTATTTGTTTATTCTCTTCACTCATGCGTACTTGTTTCTTATGTTACATTTTTTACCCTCAATTACTTATTCAATTTTTTATTATATACATAATATAATAAAGATATGGACATACTCACTATGTACTCAACCATATATTATGATAGATTAAGCAAACAATATAGATATATTCTATGCATTCGTGAAAATCCAAAACTTGATAATCATATCAATAACCTTGTTCGAAAAATACAGAGAGAAATATTATCACCATTTCAAACATTCTCAAATGAAAACTCATTCAACTCTACTCTCTGTATTTATGGATTATGGAATAAAACCAAAAATGATTTTTTCTCTCTTTATGAATTGAATGAGATTATTACTATCTTACGTTCCTTCGGTTATGTTATAAATAATGATTTATCAAACTTATTCTCAAACACTTCTTGGTTATCGAACCCAGACAATTTTATTGCAGTATTTAAGAAAATTGATATTTAAAAATAGTTTAGTATATTCATATTAATAATATGGATAAGTTCATTCTTCAATCAAAAAGTAAGACAAAGACAACAGATCCACACGAAAAGGATGTTGTCCAATTAGTTATTCAAGAAAAAAATACGAATACAAATCTAGATGAAACATGGAAACACGAACTTGAAAGACATTCTGAACAAGATGATACTATTCAATCTTATTTACAAACACATAACGAAAAAGAACAAATTGCTTACTTTATCGCAAAAAAACATCTAAAATCTAGTTTTGATATTCGTAAATCTAACGGATATATTGAATATCTACGTGTAAATAAGATAAAATAATAAAATAACTTTTATATATATGAGTGAAGAAGTGAATACAACTATATTAGGTGAAACTCTTGGGTTAACCAACGATATTATAAAATTAGTTTTTGATATCATTATCTATAATTCTTCAAGAATAATTAATGTTTTTTTATCTAGATTTGTTGAAACTGCTAGAAATCTCCTTCCACAAGAAGGTGATGACCCTCTAACTAGAGAAATGAAACAAGAACTATTAAATGAAATCTATACTATTTTACAATCAGAAGAATTCAAACAAGAATGGGAAAGATTTGCTGGTATTTTAAATAATATGATTGTTGTTTTAACTGACCAACTTAAAGATACACTCGATAATGAAGTCGCCATCTTACTTGATAACCTTGTTCAACTTATTCAAAAAAATACAAAATCACTCATATCAGGAGTTGGAAGAAGTGCAATCTCTGGTATTTGTTCCGTTCCTCCATTAGGTGCTATATGTGCCGTAGGACAAGTTGTTCAAACATCCAGTGATGTTGGTCTTCAAACATTTAATACCTTTATGAATACTTCTCTTCAAGTGGCAAATACCTATTCAAAACTATTAGGAGAAACCGCTGAACCAATGTCTAAAAATATACAAGATGCTGTTCAAACATATAACTATATCATGAATACTATTGATAGAGTTAATACTAATATAAGTAATGTATCTAATCTCGCAAACGAGACTGCATTATCAGGTCTTCAATCTGTAAGACAACAAGTTAACACTAGGATACCTAGAACTGACATCCAGCCCACAACTTAAATCAACATATCATAACTAACTCATCTTGAATAATTTCTTAAAATCAGCAAAAGATAATTTATTTGTATTCCCTTTATAATCTTTTACATTCAATAAATCAAAATCTGTAATCGGTCCTGAATGAATATATTTATTCTTAATCTTATTTTCTACTTGTTCTCTTGATGACACTTTCTTTTTTAAGAAAATTTCATCATATTCATCTTTCTCTTCTTCCTCTTCATTACCATCCTCTTCCTCTTCCTCTATCACATCTTTCTCTCCATTATCTTCATCACTATCATCACTATCAAACATTGGCTCACTTCTATATAAGTGATAACACGAATAGGTTTTCACATATTTTCTTGCCAATGTCTCTAAATACATATAATTAATAATCTTATTCGACCAATACTCAAACCCCTCTCTCGCTCTATTATAACGCATAAATACTATACCATCAGGTGTTGTATCACAAATATAATTAGGAATTTCACACTCTTCACCTTCCCCAACATTCTCATTCATATTTACATTTCTCATATGCTCATCATATACATCCTTATTAAAAGTATATTTATATTCATACGGATACTTCTCTCTTAAATAATTATTATAATTATCTTCTTCCTCATCCTCTTTTTTCATAATAGCATTCATATATGGATTATATACAAACACACTCACAAAAAATACACCATACATTATACCCACAAAAATAATTGTCGCAATGTATACAGAACTTCTAATACTATTATCGTACATTAAAAAATTATATCGTGGAATATTACCATTATTTAATGAATACTCATTTATACATTCTAATGAACTATCTACTTCCATCCATTTTGATATCCTAGATAACTCCTCATTCATACTATCGTCGTTACATAAATATAAACTTTTATTACTTATATCATAAAGTAAAAAAGACGAAAATAAAGAAAGAGATAAAAAAAGTAATGAACAACTCGTAAATCTATTATATTCATTTATACGCATATTTATATGTTTGCTCATTTCAATATATTATCTTTTACTATCGTTTTAAGTTTATTTTTTATAATCTATTTTCAATAATTCATTCATCTCTGCATCTAAACACGGAACCTTAAATCGTTCGTAATTAGAACACTCTGGATGAAATGATAACAAATATAAACCACTCACTTTCATATCATACTTACGCTCCAAAATTACTTTATACACATTCAATTGAATTGTATAATGCCAATAATTCGCATCTGGTATATGAGAAATACACTCCGTTGTCGATGATTCAAACTTATTTGTCTTCTTTATCTCTTTACATCGTTTCCAATCACATAAAATATAAGTCCCATCTTCTATATTCTTGAATACCATATCTATATATCCCAAAACTTTTAACTCATCATCATACACTAACCACTCCGTACGATACGGAACCCAATGTTTACCATCTATATGCTTCTCTAATCTATCCCTCTCATATTTATGAAAATATAAATATTCTTTTGGTAAATCATAGTTGGAAGATAATATACTTTCAAATGTATCGATTGAATACTCTTCTGGTAAAGATTGACTTGAATTCATCCATCTCTCTATTTCTTCTTTTTTGATTTTCTTAAACATCAAGTAATTATAATAGGTTTCAATATAAGAGTGCATATT